ATAAGTCTCGTTACGTAAAAGAAAAGAGCAAGATTCCTATTAGTGTTTCTTGGGATGGTGGTATAGATCAATACAGCGGATTGCTTGATGTTGCTCTTGCTTCAGGTCATGTATTCAAACCCTCTAATGGTTGGTATCAGAAAAAAGACGGAGAGTCTAAATTTCGTGCTTCACAATTAGATGGCGAATTTTGGGCAAGCATATTAGAAGACCAAAGTTTTGTTGAACAAGTAGAAAAACTCTATAGGATTGATAAACGTCCTACTGTAGAATTAGACTTGGAAGAAGTTCATGATTAATGTCGAAAAGGTATCAGAAGATATTGATTATGAGTTGGTTCCATCTGAAGGAGAAAATGATCCACAATCATGGAACATTCGTATTCTTACAGGTGAATTTTCTGAGACAGTTATACAATACGGCAATTTACAATTAGACGGTAAAAACGGTTGTCTTCGCTTTAATTTTAAGGTAATATCAAGTCCTGATCCTGAATTATCTGAAGCGAATGAAGATTTACAAGAATTTAGTGGTATTGTTCTTGAAGACGTTTTAGAAAACAGTATAGCGAATGGATCTTTTCAAATGCAAGATATGAAAAATAAGGACTAATATGATTGACCTCGAGAAAACTATTCTGCGCAATATTCTTACTAATGAAGAATTCATGCGAAAAGTTTTACCGTTTGTACAGAAAGAATATTTTGAGGGTGTTTATAAAGAACTGTTTTCTCAAGTTGTTGCATATGTTGCAAAATATAATAAACTACCATCGCAAGAGGCATTTAAGATCGAGGTAGATAGTCTTCAAACTTTAACAGAAGAGACTTATAAACATGCCATGGACATCATTCCTGATGTCTTTACGCACAAAGAAGAAAACCAACAATGGTTATATGACACAACAGAGAAATGGTGTCAAGACCGAGCACTTCATAGCGCCATTATGGAGTCAATCACTATTCTAGACGGAAAGCATAAAAAACTAACTAAGAACTCGCTTCCTGATCTACTACAGAATGCACTAGCAGTTTGCTTTGATACAAACGTTGGTCATGACTACCTTGTAAACGTTGAAGAACGATATGATTTTTATCATGAACAGGAAGAACGTATTCCTTTTGACCTTGATTTCTTTAATCGTATTACAAAGGGTGGATTGCCTAACAAAACGCTGAATATCGCTCTCGCAGGTACGGGCGTTGGTAAAAGTTTGTTCATGTGTCATTGCGCTGCTAGTGCGCTCTCTCAGGGATATAATGTTTTGTACATTACTATGGAAATGTCTGAGGAGCGCATTGCTGAAAGAATCGATGCTAACCTAATGGGTGTGGCAATCGATCAACTTGAAAATATGTCTAAATCGATGTTTACTGATCGAGTGCAGAAAATTGCAGACAAAACGAAAGGCAAATTAATCATTAAAGAGTATCCGACAGGACAAGCACACTCAGGACACTTTCGTGCGCTACTTAACGAATTGAAACTGAAAAAGTCGTTTAAACCTGAGTTGGTATTCATTGATTACCTAAATATATGTAGTTCTTCCCGTATGAAAGGTATGGGCGGTGCTATCAACTCCTACAGTTATATTAAGGCAATTGCTGAGGAGGTTCGTGGTCTGGCAGTAGAGTTTGATGTCCCGATTATGTCGGCGACTCAAACAACTCGTGGTGGATATTCTAACTCAGATCCAGGTCTTGAAGACACATCTGAATCGTTTGGTCTACCTGCAACTGCTGACTTAATGTTTGCTTTGATTTCTAATGAAGAATTGTCTTCGATGAATCAAATTATGGTGAAACAACTGAAGAATCGATATAATGATCCGAATCATAATCTTAGATTCTGTATTGGGGTTGATCGATCTAAAATGACGTTGTTTGATGTAGATCAAAATGAGAGTGTTCAAGAAGATGTTGAGGACACTCCAGTTTTCGATAATTCTAAATCAGGAGAAAGGTTGAAGAGCATCAAAGTTTTTTAAGGGGGTAACATGGATCCATTAACTCAAACTATCTTTACTTTATTTTGCATGCTTGGAGCATACATATGGGGTAGGAAAACTGGATTAACTAACGGCAGTGTGATGACTTGGACAATTGTCCTTAATAGTTTCAAAGCAGCGTATATTGAACTAGATGAGGATAATAAAGAAATTATCTTTACCGACTCTTGGGGAACAATAAGAAGTTCTTCTACTTTTTGGGATTCAAATGGAAATACCGATAAAGAACAAATCGTTTCTGAAAAAACTTGATACACTTATTGAGGATTTCTATAGAATAAAAGGTAACTCTGTTCTACCTGCTATCAAATCAGTCGAAACTGACGACTATGAACAATTTATCTCGCGCGAAAGACTTGACGCTTTAATGTCTACCGATCATAGAGGCGATCCGGTAGACTATCATGCAATACCCATTGGCGATACTCGCCTTGTTAACAAAGAATTTATTGAATTTTACAATCACTGGAGATTCGATGTTCCTGCAGATATGGGCATGGCAACTTGCGCATTAATTAATCATTATCCTGAGAAGGGTTTGACTGGTTGGCACACCAATTGGAATGCTAATGCATATCAAATCCTTTTTACTTGGTCCAAAACAGGTGATGGATATTTTTGTTACCTGGATAAAGAAAAAAATGAAATTGTCAAAATCCAAGATAAACCTGGATGGCAATGCAGATGGTTCTACTTCGGAAGAAAGGATGAACCAGAACACCATTGCTGGCATGCATGTTATACAGAATCAGAAAGATTTACACTAGCATATAAGTTTTCAAATCAAAGTAAAAAATCAGAGCAAGACCTACCTGCACAGGAGATGAGAGATGAACTTATTGAAGAGATATCTACTTACCATTAACTTGACACCCAAGAAAATTTTTAGTATAATATTTCTTTTATGTTTGATCGTTTTGTATTATGTCACAAGATCTGAAAACGAACCCACACCAATCCAGCAACAGAAAGTTGTTGTTGAAGAAACTTCTGTTATTGAAACAGAAAAAGCACCTGAAGATGTTGAAGCAGCGAGAAAATTCGAAAAAGATGAAATTAACTGTCTTGCTCTCAATATATACCATGAGTCTCGTGGCGATTCTTTTGCTGGACAAACCGCTGTTTCAGATGTTGTCATGAATAGAGTCTCTGATGATTTTTATCCAGATACAGTTTGTGAAGTAGTAAAGCAAGCAGTTTATATTGAGAACTGGAAAGGGAACGTTGTTCCCCGAAGAAATATGTGCCAGTTTTCTTGGTATTGCGATGGTTCTTCTGATGAACCTGGAGACCCAATATCATGGGAAAAATCATATTCTTTAGCGAGAGATGTTTATGTTAAAGATGCTTGGCGCGGCATAACTGAAGGTGCTACACATTACCATGCTGCTCATATACGTCCAAACTGGACCGCAGACAGAGGTATGACTTATACAGGATCAATTGGAGGACACGAATTTTACAGATGGAAACGCTAAAAGAAAAACTTAATTCGAGACTAGACAGTCTCCAAGAAAAACTAGAGTCAAATTATCATCTAGAAAATCCCGCTGAAGTTATGGCATTGACCTTAGATATTAGTAAGTGTTGGTCTGTTCTTTCTGAAGAGGATCGAGAGTATGTACAATGCGCGCAACACGCAATTGAGGATCAAGAAAGATGGGACATATCGTAGGATTTACGGCAAGCACATTTGACCTTCTACACGCAGGACATATTTCTATGTTGCGTGAAGCAAGAGAACAGTGTGATTATTTAATTTGTGGTCTTCAAGTCGACCCATCAAAAGATAGACCAGAAAAAAACAAACCAGTGCAAACACTCGTTGAACGGTTTGTGCAGTTATCTGGTGTTAAGCATGTTGATGAAATCATACCCTATGAAACAGAAGAAGACTTAACAGATATACTGAATATGGTTAATATCGATATTCGCATAATTGGATCAGAATATAAAGATAAAACATTCACTGGTCGCGCTACTTGTGCTTCGAGAGGAATTGAGATATACTATAATAAAAGAGATCATAGATTCTCGACAAGCGATTTGAGGAAACGTGTAACATGTGCGGAATAATTGGCATTTGGATGCAAAATGTTGAGTGGGAAGATCTCGCTTTAGTTGAACATGTCTTTTATGAGTCTCAGATTCGCGGTAAACACGCGACTGGATTTTCTTATGTTCTTAATTCAAAAGTAAGAACGATTAAAGAACCTATACCTGTCGAAGACTTTTTTGGAATCTACAACCTTTCTGACTTTATTAATGAAGATGGTGGTCTGTATATAATCGGGCATACTCGATACTCAACATCAGATCTAAAATATAATCAACCGCTCTCTAATAAACAAATATCAATTGCTCATAATGGTGTGATTTCACAAGAACCCAGAGATGAGTGGATGTATGAAACAGAAACTGGAAATGATTCGGAGCTTATACTGAAATCGTTAGAAAACGATTCGCATCCTTTTATTGATTTTCCTAACTCAAGCATGGCAGTTTGTTCAATCGATTATACAAAGAAACTTACCTGCTTTCGTAATCATGAACGTCCTCTCTGGTATTCAACAACAGAAAAGGGTGTTATCTTTACTTCTACTCAAGACATTGCAAATAGAGCAGGTCTAGATAACCCAGTGAAAACTAAAATGCTCCACAATTATACTGTTGAAAACGGTGTGATAAAAGAGTATAATTGTGTTGTACCATTTAATATTGACTACTTGTTTGAGGACTTGCAGTGAAATATGAATCCTTATATCCGCATTTAGATTTTAGCACCGATACAGGTTGGGGATATCTTCCACCTTCGAAAGAAATTATGGATGTAATTGATTTCGTTGCGACTGAATGTAAACCTAAGATGTTATTAGAGATTGGTTACTATGCGGGTCACTCGACATCATACCTAGCACATAGAATGCCAGATTGTCAGATTATATCCTGTTGTCCTAATCATCCTATGTTTCGTAAGACCTGTCTAGATGTTGAGAAGGCATATCCCAACGTAAAAATTATCGGTAACATGTCACCTGGGATAATCGATTATGTGTGTGACTGGATATTTGACTTTGCATTCATTGATGGTAGTCATCATAAGATGCCTGTGCAGATGGATGTTGCATTGTGTCTTACCTTGGGAGTTGAATGGATACTGTTTGATAACGCTGACCAACGTGGGGTGCGGGAGGGTATTGCTCCCTATA